TAGGACGCGTTCGAGCTGATCGGGGCGGTCAAGGCGCAGATATTCCAGTCGCTGAGCGTCAATCCGTCGATGATCCCCGGGCAGACCGGCGGCAAGGGCAAGAAGCTGAGCCAAGCCGAGGTCGCCAATGAGCAGACGGTCGACGTGCTGACGACCGCGGACGTGGTTGGCGCGCTCGAAGCCAGCATCCTGACGCCGATGCTGCAGCGGTTCGCGTGGTATGATGCGCAGTTTCGGAAAGACGATCTGACCGTGAAGGCGTTCGGGCGGGCCGGGATGAAGGCCAACATGCAGCAGATCCCGCCGATTCAGATGGACACGCGGTATTGGTTCAAGTGGCTGGGGGTCGAGGCCGCGCGCAACGCGCAGCAGATGCAGCAGCAGATCGCGACCATGAACGTGCTGAACGGGATCCCGCCGCAGAAGATGCCCGGCCGCCGGTTGGATTTCGTGCCGCTGATCGAGCGCGTGGTCGAGAATACCTACGGCGCGCGCCTGGCGCCGCTGATCTTCTCAAGCCTGCAGGACGCGCTCAGCATGCCGGCCGAGCAGGAAAACCCGATGCTGGCCGGCGGGTTCGATCTGCCGGTGTCGCCGCTCGACGACGATAAGAAGCATATTGAGGAGCATCAGCCCCTGCTCCAGAACGACCCGAGCGGGGTCGCGCGCGTGCACGTAATGAAGCATGTGCAGCAGCTGCAGGCGAAAAACGCCCAGCAGCAGCAACAAATGATGGAGGGGATGCCCGGAAAGCCGGGCGGCGCCGGGCCCGGGGTAGCGGGAACGCCGCGACCGGGCGCGATGCCGGAGGGACCGCGGCAGATGCAACAGCCCAATGGCGCCGTCCATCCGGATCAGATGCCGGAGAGCATGCCAAGGAAAATGGGATAGCTGCGGGCCGGGCTTGAGTACCGGCTTCGGGTCTGGTTACTCTTGCGAGTGGGGGCGCTTCCACCCCGTCCCGGATAAATCCGAGCCCCAACCTGCTGGTGAGTGCGTGTCCATCCACGCCGCCGCAGCTGGACCAAATGTAATCCTGCTTGACAAACAACACAATGCGTCGGAACTATTCCCAATCTCGTTGGCCGACCGTAACGGCCCCGTTCGGATGATCGTAACATCCAGGAGTACCGCTGATGTCTGACACTTCGATCGTCGACGACGAGATCGAACCTCCTGAGCTTGATGATCCGGCCGATGAGCTGCTGGACGACGAGCCCGAGACCGACCCCCCCGAAGACGAGCCCGATGCGTCGGACGAACCGGACCCCGAGCCCTTAGCTGCTCGTGAGCCGGCGAGGCGCGGCGCCTCCGAAGTCATCCGCGAATCCAAGCGGCGGGCCAAGGAAGCGGAAGAGCGCACCGCCCGGCTGGAACGTGAGATGGCCGATCTTCGGACTGCGATGACGCAGCCGCGGATGAGCGAAGCGGAGATGTACCGCGCGCAGCAGGCCGAGCAGGAACGCCTGCAACTCATGTCTCCCGAGGAGCGGGCCGATTACCGGGTCGCGCAGGCGGAACAGCGCATCCGCGCAGAGATGCAGCAGGTGCGGTTTACCTCGGCGGAGGCAGCGGACAAGGCGGCGTTCAAGTCGCTGGCTCAGTCTAACCCTCTGGCCAAGAAATACGCCGTCGAGGTCGAGGCAGATTTTGCCCGTCGCCTGGCGGCCGGCAAGCCGGTCGAGCGGGAGATCATCCTGCAGAACCTGGTGGGCAAGGCGATGATCGACCGCGCGGTCTCGGCCAGCGCGAAGCAGGGGAAAGCGGCGTCGCGGCGGGTAGCAGCGGCGGAGGGACGGCCGGCACGGGCTGGCGGTGATACGGCATCGGATCGCTCGAACCGCGGGGGAGACCTCAGCATCGCGGAGTTCGAGCGCAAGTACGGGAACGTGAAATTCTAGGACCGTAGCGTCGTGCTCCGGTTCTGATAACCGGAGACAGACACAATGGCGACCAACAACACCGCCTCTCAATTCGCAGCAGATCGACTCCGGTATATCCAGAAGAAGACTCTGCTGCTCACCCAAAAGCAGTTGGTCGCGTACCAGTTCGCCGGCAAGGCGAAGCTCCCCGAAGGCAATGGCGTTACCTACACGGCGACCCGGTATGAGCGCCTGCCGCTCCCGTTCGCGCCGCTGGCCGAGGGCGTTCCGCCGGTCGGCGAGAGCATGACCATTTCCCAGGTCTCAGCGACGGTTCAGCAGTGGGGCGACCGGGTCAATATCACTGATGTCGCCGAGCTGACCACGCTCCACAAGCCGTTCCAGAAGGCGATCGAGCTGTGCTCTTTGCAGCTGGCCGAAACCAAGGAGCGCAATACATATCTGTCGCTGATGGGCGGCACGCAGGTCAATTATGTGAACTCGCGCGGCTCGCGCGGCGCGCTCACGGCGTCGGACGTTCTCGACCCGCACACGGTCAACCGGACCACGATCGCGCTCCAGGGCCTCGGCGCCTACGAGTTCATGTCGACGACCGAAGAGGACATGAAGAAGGACGCCGGAGCCGGCGAGCCAAAAGCCTCGGCCAATCCGCGCAACGCGCCGCACTTCGTGGCGATCGCGCACCCTAGCGTGCTGGGCGACTTCTCCGAGAACTCGACCGTGGTCACCGCCTGGTCCTATTCGGACATCAACCGCCTCTACAATGCCGAGGTCGGTGAATGGCGCGGGATCCGGTTCTGCCGCTCGAACATGGTGCCGAGTTGGACCGGCCTCAGCCAGTCGGCGGGCACGGCGGGCACGGCCGGCGCGCTCGCGACCGCGTCCTACTATATCGTGATCACCGGGACCGACACGCAGAACCAGTTCGAGAGCCAGATCTATTCGATCTCGGCCGCAATCGCCGTGACCGGCGCGACCGGCTCCGTCTCGGTCACGACCCCGAACGTCGCCGGCTACACCTACTCGATCTATATCGGCACCTCATCGACGTTGCCCACCACGCTCGGCCTGTCCGCCTCCGGCCCGACCTCCGGTCCGCTGGCCGGGGTCGCAACCCAGCTGCCGCCCAACACCGCGGTCGTGGTGACTGCGCTCGGTCCGGCCCGTACGCCGCCGGCTTACCCTGGCAACACCTCTGGCCTGACGGTCTACCCGACCTTTGTGTTCGGGCAAGAATCCTACACCCAGGTCGAGCTGTCGGGCGTCAAGATGCAATACCTGGCGGATGCCGATAAATCCGATCCGAACAACCAGTTGCGCGTCGTCTCTTGGATGTATTTTGAAGGGACGATGATTAATAATTCTCGATTCTTAGCAAGAATAGAATCGACCTCTGCCTTCTCAACTTCGTTCGGCTGACCGAATACCTAACGGGAGTTAACCCAATGTATCTGTTGAAATATTCGGCAACCATCTGCTGGGCGCCCGACGGCGCGGGTTCCGAGACGGTCCCGACCTCTCAGTCCATGCAGCAGTCCGACGAGGGCGGCGTGAACGTGACCACGGCGCCGGGCTTCATTCTGGTTCCCGGCGGCAACGCGCCCAGTTCAGGCAATATCACCACGGCGCTGAACTCGGCGGCGACAGCGCTCGCTGCATCGTTCGAGGGAGCCACCAACCTGGCGATCATCCAGGCTTGGGCGACTGGCGGTAACTGATGGCAACCATCACGCTCGGGACCTCCGCGCAGACGACCTTAACCGCGGTCAAGTTCTCGCGCGGTCTTGATCTGTCCGATGCGGATATCGCGACGATCGCGCAGAAGATCCTGACTCCGGAGGGGCCGGGCACGAACACGCCGGTCGTCTTTCCTGGCGCGTTTGCCCGGACGGGCCTGCTGTTCGTTCCGAACCGCGGCGTTCTTCAGTGCAAAGCCGGGGATTATGTCGGGGTCGACCCGAGCGGCGTGGTCGTTCTGGTGCCGCGCTATGCGATCGCCACCACGGCGACCGCGACAGGGAACACGCACACCTCGACCTTGGTCGACAGCCTCTCGACCAACGTCTTGCTGCTGAACTGGTATGCGGGCATGGTGATCGCCGGGTCCGGGATCACGGCTGGGACCAAGATTGCCTCGATCGCGGCCGGTGGTCTGTCTCTCGTGCTGACCGCAGCAACCTCATCGACCTTGACCGGCACCACGCTTACAGTCGGGTCATGGGTACACACCTAGACGGAGAATCCCGATGTCCGACGAAAAGCCCTGGGCTGAGATGACCAAGGAAGAGCGCGGCGCCAAGATCAAGGCCGGGTTGGAGAAAAAGGCGGCCGACGCCGAGCGCTTGCCGTCGATCTCAGATCTGGTCGTCAGCGCAGTGGTTGCATCCGGCGCGATCTCCGATGAAGAGCGCGAGGAGATTCGCAAGCAGGCCCGCGAGGATGCTAAGGCCAAGATCGCGAAGGAACTCCGCGCTGCCGAGATGAAGGCGATCATGGACGAGATCGAGGCCGAGGAGCGCGCCGCCGCCGGCCTCGAGCCCGCGACCGAGCACACGCTTCTGAAGGGCTCCTGGCCGAAATATGGGCCGCCCCCGATCAAGGAATCGGACCGCAAGGAGATAACGATCGGCTTGCCGCCGTTCGCCGACGCGATCCGGATGGACCAGAAGGTGTTCGTGAACGGCTATTCGTACCGCGTCTCGCCGGAGCAGTATCTTGCGATCGTCGACCAGCAGGAATGGGCCTGGCGGCACGAAGACGAACTGCATGGCAAATGGCGCGACCTGCATCCGCGCCAGCGCAACACGCATATGAACCTCAACACGGCAAGGAATTATCATTGATGGCTGAGGCTGCTCAGAACGTTGTCGACCACCCGCGCAAGGACAGCGCGGGTCCGGCCATGCCAGGGATCGTGACCGAGTACCACATCAAGGTATCAGACGGGCAGAACCTCCAATTCTCGACCGCGCTGGAGATGGATGCGCCGCTTGCGGCCTGGAACGCCGCGCTCGACAAGATGCGGCGCGCAGGCGAGCGTCAACGTCTGATCGGCGAGCTGGCCCAGTTCGAGCGCACGATTATCCTCAACAAGCGGGATCTGGCGACCTCGGAGCGGCGGTTCACGGTCGCCGAGGTCGAGCATCAGCAGAACGGAGCCAAGCGCGCCGGGAAGATCGATGCGCTGCGGGAGGGCCTGACGACGGAGAAGGCGAACGATCTCTCCGATTGGGGCAATTCCGGCAAACGCGGCAACTACACGGAATCGGCCAAGCTTTCCTCGCGGCTCAATTCGATCGAGGCGCAGATTCGCCGGATCGAGGAAGAGCAGGAGAGCGCGGATGCGGATCGCGAGAACGCGTTCAAGTCGCAACGTGCGGAACTGAATTCGGTCGAGACCAATATCGCCTGGTTCGAGAACGAGATCGCGATGGCACAGAGCCGGCTCGCCGCACTCGAGGACTAAACGATGCCCGGGTTGCAGGCTCAGCAGATCGTCACGCTTGCCTGCGCCATTGCTCGGGTTCCCAATATGCTCGCGTTCGGCGGTCAGATGCTGAACATGATCCTCGCGGACCTCGCGCAGACCCAGGACATGGATCTGTGTCGCGGCAAGTTCACGTTCAATTTCACCGCTGACAGCGGCAATGGCAACGGCGCCGGACCTTATCCCCTTCCGCTCGATTATTACCGGCATACCAACGACGGGGTCTTTTTCACCGTCAACGGCGTTCCCTATAACCTGATCAATATCACCCAGGCGCAGTACGACGCGCTCGTGATCACGAGCGGGCTGGAGAACTATCCGACGGTCTTCACGACGGATATCTCGCCGCTGACGGCTGACCCGCCGTCTCCCCCGCTGATGTTCGTGTGGCAACCGGCGAATGGTGCCTATCCGGTAACAGTTCGGTATTACAAATACTTGCCTGATATTGTGTCGCCCGAGACCTCGACCTCGGTGCCCTGGTTCCCCAACCAGCAATATCTGATCGACCAGCTGTCCGTTCAGATGATGAAGATCGCGGACGACGATCGAGTGCAGGGGATGAGCGGACTGGCGCAGGGCGAACTGCTAAAGTTCATGCAAATGCAGGCGCAAGATAATGAAGGACGCCCGAACACCGTCGGCCTGGACCGGCGCAAGTTCGGGTATAGCTGGGACCGGTTGAAAGATACCAAGACCGTGGGCTTCTTCTAGGAGCCCTGGCTTATGGCGCTCCGTAGAGCCAAGAATGTAATCTTCCGCCCGCGTAGCCTAAGCGATACGGTCGACGCGACCAACGCGCACCCGGGCTCGATGGAGAGCCTACAGAACCTAATCCATAATCCAGGGACAGCCGGAACCTTCGTGCCGCGTCCGGCCTCAATCAAGCTCACGGACTTCACAGGCGTGACAACCACCCCCGGCACGGTCTCTGTGCTGTTCACGGTCGGCAACTTCGCCTACGGCATGATCGCGGCGCTGTCCGGCCCGAATACCGGCAAGGATGTCCCGTTCGTCTATCATTTCACCGACGCCACGTTTCACCCGGTCACGATCGCCGGAACGCTGCCGGTCACGCAGCCGACAACCGGCGAGTGGGTCCCGCTCACGATGGCGCAGATCGGCGCGCGGGTCGTGGTCACCTCGCCCGGCTACCCGGGTGGATCGGACGCATATTTTGGCTGGATCGACGTATCCAATTTCACGGACACGACCCACACGGGATCAACCCACACCTCGACGCTGATCGATACGCTGTCGGCCAACGTTCTCCAGGCCGGCTGGAATGTCGGGATGACGATCAGCGGCGCCGGGATCCCCGCCAATACCACTATCGTTGCGATTGCGGCCAACGGGCTGTCTTTGATCCTCTCCCAGGCAGCAACCGCGACCGCAGCGGGCGTGGCGCTCTCGGTCGCTGGTGGCACCACGGCGGCGCCGCTTTATGCGGCCGGGAATACCGACATAAACCCCTTGATCTCGGTTCCGGCTGCGGTCGAGATCTTCAATGGTCGCGCCTGGTACGCGGTTCGCAACGGGGTCGTGTTCTCCGATGCCGGCAACGCAACGCTGGTGACGAACGCGACGCAAGCGATCCTGTTTCAGAACGGGATCACGGTCACGGCGCTTGCCGGCATGCCGCTTTCATCGCCGGTCTCTGGCGGCATTATCCAATCGCTGATGTGCTTCCAGGGCGACAGTATCATTCAGCAGATCACGGGCGATCAATCGACCTCGAACCTTGCGGACAATCCGCTGAACGTGACAGTCGGCACGCTCTCGCCGAACTCGATCGTGACCACGCCGCTCGGGCTAGCGTTCGTCGCGCCCGATGGATTGCGGATGATCGGGTTCGACGCGCAGGTGTCACCGCCGATCGGGGCGGACGGCCAGGGTGTTCTACTCCCGTTCATCAATGCGATCACTCCGAGTCGCACAAATTCCTGCTTCAACCAGAATGTTTTGCGCATCTCCGTTAAGAATGCACTGCAAGGGGAGATGTGGCAGGAATACTGGTTCGACTTCACGAGAAAGGCTTGGTCTGGTCCGCATACGTTCCCTTCGGCGCTCATGCAGCCAACGCAGACGGCGACCACGGACAGCTTCATCATGGCGCCGATCGGGATCCCGGCGACGCTCTGGCTCTCCGATAGCCTACCGACGGTCAGCACGACCTATGTCGAAAACGGTTCGGTGATGAACTGGATCTACGAGACGTCGCTGTGGCCGGACAATGAGCAGATGGCGATGAACAATCTCGCCGAGCTGAATGTCGCGCTCGACGTCGGAAAGTCGACCACGATCACGCTGTCAGTGATCGACGAAATCGGCACAACGCTCGATACCGAGATCTTCACCGGCTCGGGTCAGACCTCCGCGATCTGGGGCGTGTTCCGGTGGGGCGTCGACAAATGGGGTTCGGCCTCGAACTTCGCTCAGGCGCCCGTCTCGTTTCAGGAGCCGATCGTCTTCAAACAGATGGTTGTGAAGATCAACGGCCAGTCGGTCGCTGACCTGGTTGTCGGGAATTTGTATATGAAGCACCAGATATTGGGATATAGTTTTGAACCACCGCTATAGGCGGCTAGGAGACCTGGACATGCTTTCAAGATTGCGGCGATCCAGGACATGACGATCAGTCTTTTCACGGGGGCCGGCGGCAACAATCCGATCGTTTTTCCGGATATTATGGCGGATTTGAATGCGCTGATTCTCAAGATCAACGCGCGGGGGCCCCTGTCGATCCCGATGCTGACGGCGGATATGATGGTGAGCCCGGCTGTCATGGCTGACCTCAATCAGCTGATCCGCCTCAAAAATGGCCACGGTACGATCCCATACTTTGGACTGGGTGGTGCCAATCCGGCTGTTTTGTTAGCGGCGATCCCGGACTTGAACCGCCTGATCAACTATATCGAGGCCGATGCGCCTTCAGAGGGTGGCCCATACTTCCCGATCGATTTCTTCGGCGCCGAATTCTATCCTTTGGAGTATTTCCCTTGAGCGGGCTTACGAGCGCATCGGCGCTTGAGAATGAGAACGTCTAATGTCCAATTTTTACGTCTCATCTGTCGGCTATACGGCGGTCGTGCAATGGGCCGCGCTCACAGCGACCACGGTTGGGACGTATCGTCGGCAGTTGGCTGCGCCGACGGTCAACAATGAGCGAGTGTTCAAGGCTACCGCGATTACGACCGGCATCACCGGGGCGGCCGAGCCATCCTGGAATCTAGGATTTGGAGCGACGACGACTGACGCCGGGGTGACGTGGACTGAGATTACCGGAACGCAGGCAAATCAGTCGGCAGCTAATTGGACGGCCCCTGGCGCGCGGATACTCGCGCTCCCCGGTATAGGGGCCGGCGATTATATTTACGTGGGCCAGGATCACGCGGAGACAACATCGGCGGGCTTGCAGCTTAATATGTTTAATGATCAAAAGATCATTTGCGTAAATCGTGCGGGTGGTTCTTCGCTCCCCCCGGTTACTGCTGATCTCGCGACGACTGCAACGATTACCTGCACCCAAAGCGGTGGGAATTTTTATTTCAATTCTAGCGTCACTGATTATTGGTACGGTATTACGTTTAATGCAGGTAGTGGATCAAATTCAACGAGTCTTAGTAATAATAACGGGACACATATATTTGATAATTGTAATCTTGTCTTAAGTAACACCAATTCCGCATCGAGAATTGAGAATACTAATTCAAATGCATCTAGGAATTCTTGGGTGCTAAAAAATAGCACTGTACAATTTGGATCTACATCTCAGGGAATTTCTAATACTTTAGGGACATTTGAATGGTATGGCTCACCATCTCCAGGAACATTAGGTTCAGTTCCGACAACGCTATTCGTTGTTACCGGTGGTGCGGCCGGTCAGAGGGGTAATATTACGGTACGTGATGTTGATTTATCTGCGATAAACACAACACTATTAAGTTCAAATAATATCTCTAACACTGTCACGCTTGCGAACTGCAAGCTTAATTCATCCGTATCTCTCACGGGTTCTGGCACTGGAACGGCGACATCTGGAGACGCCTCGGTCATCTCCATCGACAATTGCGACGATAGCACAAATGCGCGCAATTATCGGATGCAGCGCGTCTATGGGGCCAGCCAGGTCATTCAGGACGCCGTCCTTGTTCGTACAGGCGGTGCGTCGGATGGCGTCACGCCGATTAGCCACCGGATTACCCTGTGCGGAACCACCGCGCTCGATATCTATCCCGGCAGAGGCGTGGCCGTTACCACGCGCTATAATACCACCGGAGCGTCGAAGACGATCACGATTGAGACGATCTACAACGGTGCGACGGCCCTAACGAATGCGCAATGTTGGATCGAGGTCGAGGCCCTGACGACGGCGGGCGCTCCGCTGGGAAGCCTCACCAATTCTCATGTCGCCAATTATCTTGGCAGCACGGCGGCGGCAACTCTGACCGCAAGCACGAAGGCTTGGGATAGCCAGGTGACAGCGCGGCAGAATTCTCATGCCTATGTCACTGGCGATCGGATCAAGGTGGCGACCAATCCCGGCAGAGTGTTCTTCTGCACCTCGGGCGGCACCTCGGCCGGATCGGAGCCGGGCGGATATGCGACTGCCGTTGATGGGGGTGCGGTTACCGATAATGGGGCAACATTCCGCGCAGGCTGGCGTGAAAGTATGGTCGTGACCGTGACTCCGCAGATGGCAGGCATGCTGTCGGCCGTGGTCAAGTTCGTGACATCGACCGGCGGTGACGTTCTTTGGTATGACCCGTATCTGACGATCGCGTGAGGTAATACGATGCCCGCAACACAATATCTGCTGCCCGGCGAGGACTATTACAACGAGAATTCGGCTGGCGGGGAAGAGTTGATCCCCGGCGAATCCTACATGCAGCAAGCCGCGCCCGCGCCATCGTTCATCCCGTCATGGGCGATCTCGCGCAATATCATCAATCCGCACGGACAGGCATCCTAACATGGCCGGGCTTCAAAAAAACGTCGCGTCGCAGAACATGACGTTCGTCATGGTGAGCGCCACCACGGGCGGCCCCGATGCCGCGGCTACCGTGTCTGTCGCGGTCACTAAGGATAATGGGACGCAAGGGGCCGGAGCGGGAAGCGTCTCAAACAAAGGCGGCGGTCAGTATAATTATGCGCCGACGCAAAGCGAGACCAACGCCACCGACGTCGGTTTTCTGTTCACGGCAACTGGCGACATTCCGGTCAATTTTGATTTCCATACCGATGTGGTCGACGCCAACGGCTTGCCGAGCGTCAACACCGTCGATTGGAACGGGACCGCCGTTTCTGCACCCGCGACCGCCGGCATTCCTGACGTGAACGTCAAGAACATCAACAATGTCTCGGCCGCGTCCGTGACGACGATCAGCGCCAATCAGGGCACGACGCAGCCTGTCAATTTCACCGGGACAGGCGCAAGCGCACTTACGAAATCGGATATGGTCGATATTGCGGGAGCGGCATCGGTCGGTACGGCAGGATATGTCGGCGTCGATTGGGGCCAGGTCACCAACAAGACGACCACGAACGCACTGACGAACACCACGATCAGCGCTTCGTCGACCCCGACCGCCGCCCAGGTGGCAACCGCCGTCTGGCAGGATGCGACGGCCGGAGACTTCACCGTCGCGAACTCGATCGGCGCCAGCCTATACACGGCGGGTGTCGTTCCGGGCGCAGCGGGTGGCTTGTTCATCGCCGGGACCAACGCCGCAACTACCGTCAACTTCACAGGAAATCTGACCGGCAATCTTACAGGGAACGTCGGCGGCAACCTGCTTGGTACGCTTACCACGACCGAGCGGAACGCGATCGCCGATGCCTTGCTGGACCGTGCTAACGCGATCGAGACTGGGATCACGCCACGGCTAGCGCTGCGCTACAGCGGCGCATCGGTTGCGGGCCTGCTGTCCGGCGTCGGTACGGCCACCTACACCTTCGCGGGAGTGGGGGTGGCGACCACACGGATTGTGGCGGCTGTCGATGCCACCGGTCGGACCGCCGTCACGCTTTCGTAGTGTTCAGATAGGAGTCTCATCATGGCGAACCCAACAGCACTCGGCGTACGCCCCCAGGTCAGAACCGCGACCACGATCAATATGGAGCCGGTCCCGGTCGTGGCTCTGGACTGGGCCAACGGGATTGTGGTCGCAGCTGGCGCCGCGTCTGCTGCGAGCGCTGTGATCGATGCGAGTAACGACCGGATCGTCGAGGCGTCATCGAACACGGATTGTTGGATCAAGATTGGCACGACGCCGACGGCGGTGGCAGCGACGGCGGGAAACGCATTTTTGGCCGGCGGTAGCGTGCGGTACCTCTATGTACCTGCGGGGATGAAGGTCGCGGCGATCCAGAGTTCGGCCAGCGGCACAGTCGGGCTTCTGCCGGCAGTCATCTCGACATGAGCATTCTTCAACCAGGCAGGCTGCTGAACGTCCAGCCGTTAGGGGCCCTTCCGCCTCCCCCGCCACCGCCTCCCCCACCGCCGGGAAGTTTCTTTCCGGTGAATGACGGGCTGCTGACTGACGGCGTCAAATCTCTTCTGCTGCTGGGGCTGAACCCGTGACCATCCCGTATTTTACTGGTTCTGGAGGTGCTAATCCGGCAGTTGAGCCGGCGCTGCTTGCTGATCTGAACGATCTGATTCAGCAGATCAATTCGGGCTCTCCGATTCTGTTCTTTACTGGGGCGGGAGGGCTGAATCCTGCTGTGCTCCCCGTTGCTATCCCCGATCTCAACCGGCTCATCTATCTGATCAATAGCGCGGGCGTGCCGGTTCCGATATTCACGGGGGCCGGCGGCAACAATCCGGCTTCATTCCTGGCTGGAATCTCGGATTACAACCGGCTGATCTTCTTGATCAATACGATTGGAATTGCTGCGTTTACCTATACTGGTCAAGTCGCGACCCGCAGCCAATTTCCGACGAACCTGGATAGTTCCGTTCAGGAGATGAATTCGCGCAGTTTCCATTATGCGCGCGTGCCAATCTCGAACCTTCAAATCCGGGTTCCGAACTGGTTCGTAACGGGGCCAGAGCTTGGTTCGTCTGGGACCACAACCGTTTTCGCTGCGGTCGAATACCCGCTTGGCGTAACCTGCACACCGATCACCTTCAGCTCGGGCGCATCGTCAGGTACGATCGGAAACCTCACAACCCTTCTAAGCGATTCCTGCGCGATCTCGATCCCGGCTGATGCGCAGTTCGCGATCCGGATGTTCTGGCAGAACGCGGCGGGGATTGTTTACCATTTGGGCCAAGCCTTCGCGCTAGGCGACTGCTACGAGCAAGGCACGACAGGCGCGCTGGCAAACCGGACGCTGACGCCCGGAACGTTCGGCAGCAATGTCAGCAAATGCAATTTCCCGTACAGAATCCTGGGCATAACAAGCTTCCCGGCGTTGATGCTGTGGGGTGATTCACTCATATTCGGCCAAGGCGACAATCAAACGATCGGCACGGGTGACATCGGGATTTTCGCCCGCTCGATCGGACCATCATACGGCTATGTCAACATGGGCAAGCCGTCCCAGCTTGGCTCTCAGACGCTGGCGTCACACGCTCTGCAAACCGCAGATATGGGTGATGTTTCCCATGTTCTCAGCAATTTTGGCACGAACGATCTCGTTCTCGGAAGCCAGACGAGCGCTCAGCTTCAGACGACCCTGGCGGGACTCTCTGCCGCAGCGGGGCGCCCTTTCTATCAAGGGACCCTGATCCCGCGGACTCTTTCTTCCAACAGCTGGATCGACACTGCCGGGCAGACGGCGGTCACGCCTGGGTTCAATCCGTTTGGCTCATCGCAGGCCGATAATTTCAACGCCGCTCTACGTCTCGGAACCCTGACGGGTATAAATGGCGTGCTCGATGTATCGGCCCCGCTTTCGACCGCGCAGACCCCGCTGATCTGGATCTCGAACGGGGTCGCCAATGGATTTACGGTGGATGGCACGCATCCGAACAATGCCGGCTACCAGACTGTCGCATCATCGGGCGTGATCGATCCGACAATCTTCGTCGTGAGCGGTGGAGCGCCTCAGCCCCCACCCCCGCCGCCACCACCCCCTCCGCCGCCACCCCCAGGCGCGATCGTAATCCCGCTCGCGGCAGGGACGACGACCGTTACGATCCCGGTGGACTGGAACAACACGGGCGCATCGGTTCTCGCGATCGGGGCCGGAGGCGACGGCGCTGCGGCTTCCGCTACGGGTGCTGGCGGCTCAGGTGCCGGCGGCGGGGGTGGCGGGGGCTCTCAGGCGACAACCGGCCTGGATTTCGTGGCTGGCGACGTGATCACGGTACAGATACCCGCGCACGGGTCCGCACTGCCTACCCAAATCTTCAAGCATGACAATTCCACAGTCTTGGCGCTCGCCAATCCGGGCGTGACCGCAACGGGCCGAACGGGTGGTGCTGGTGGTGTGCTGTTTGGTGCGATCGGCGACATCACAAATATCGGTGGAAACGGCGGTTCTGTTGCAACAACCTGTTTCGGTGGCGGTGGCGGTGGCGCGGCAGGCGGGATCGCTGGCCTGGGCAAGAATGGCGGCACCTGCGTCAGCACGAACATGGGCGGCGGGGGCGGCGGCGGTTCGTCTGGTTCGGCCGCGTCCGGAGGCAATGGCGCGGGTGCGAGCCTCGGAGCCAACGGCGGTGTCAATGGTTCTGGTTCGCTCAGCACGCGCGGGATCGCGCCGCTCTCCGGCGGAGTCGGTGGTGCTGGCTCCAGCTCCGCATTGAACGGCGGCGGCGGTGGCGCTGGTGGCTCGGGAGGGACCGGAGGAATGTTCGCGGGTGGCGCTGGAGGTAATGGCCGGGATGCCGATTCGACGCATGGCGCGGGCGGCGGTGGTGGTGGCGGAGGGGGTTCATCCACGCTCACCACGACCGCAGGTGCGGGTGGGGTTGGTGGTCAGGCAGGCGGTGGCGGCGGAGGGGGTGCTGCGCCCGCAGCCGGCGGAACGCTGGGCGCGGCCGGCAGTGGCGGCGACGCCGCAATCTATCTGACGTATACGCCATGACGCAGATCGTTCTTGCAGCGGGCACGACCTCATGGACCGTTCCGGGCGACTGGTCGAATAGCGGCGCCGTGGTCACGTCTATCGGGGCGGGCGGGAATGGTGCCCCCGCGACCACGACTGCTGCGGGCGGCGCTGGTGGCGGCGGCGGCTCCGGCGGCTGGTCACGAACCACCACCGGTCTGGATTATGTGGCTGGGGACGTGATCACCTGTCAGATCCCGTCGCATGGCTCAGCCAGCACGACGCAGATCCTAAAGCACAATAATTCGACCGTTGGTTGCCTTGCCAATCCAGGCGTGACCGCAACCACTCGTGTCGGCGGTGCTGGCGCCTCGACCTCGGGGGCGATCGGTGACACAGTCAACGCTGGTGCGGCGGGTGGCTCCAGCGCTGCCACAGCCTTCGGTGGCGCGGGCGGTGCCGGTGCTGCTGGGCTTTCCGGTATCGGTCGGGTCGGCGGGAACGTCACGAGCACGAATGGCGGGGGAGGCGGTGGAGGTGGTTCTAGCGGCGCTTCTGCCACTGGGGGCTCTGCTCCGGCTGCGATCAACGGCGCTAATGGCGGCGTAAACGGCTCAGGATCGACATCGACCCGAGGCATCGGCGGTGCAGGCGCCGGAACCGCCGGAAGTGGCTCAACCGGTCAAGGCGGTGGCGGTGGAGCCGGCGGTGCGGGTGGCTCGGGTGCTGCGATGTTTGCTG